CTCCTGTCGTAGAAGAAGAATCAGTAAATGATGGGCTATCAAGTGACAATCAACCTATAAAAGAATTACCTCCAATTCCTGAAGGTGCTCAGTTAACAACAGTTCAAAGAACTGATGCAGCACGACAAGCAACTTTAGAAACTCGTGCAAGATTTGCTGGAATGCTTAAAGGCAAACCTCTTCAACAGCTTGGTGCAAAGTTCGTTGGCTATACACCTAAAGTTGTTAGTGACTGGTATAGGAAACGCCTCAATGAAATTCAATATGAAATGCTTACAGGTGTAGACGCTAGAGGTAGAGGAGAAACTAAAGCTACAAAACTAGGATTACATTATGCAGATACCCCAGCTGGAGTATTAGAAAATCTTTCAGGTGGTAATAGAGGAGATAAGAAAGAGAATCTCTATCTAATAGAAAATGTAAACAAAGAAGCTTTCTATTCAACACCAGTCTTTGTTGAACAAATCAATGCAATAGAAGCTGGTGATGACTTTATCCCTTATTCCACTGATTTAAATAAAATCTTGAAACGAATGGGAATTACCTCTATAGAATTTTTTGAACAGCAATACAAAGTTCATACTGGTACTGACATGCCTCAAGCTTTAAGAGATAAATTAGATAAAAGATTAGGGAAGGAAATAATTATTTCTTCTGCTATCGATGGAACCTTAGTAGCTGGTGGCCCTAGTTTTGATATTAATGAAACTGGAAAGACACGTAAGATCAGAGGTATTCGCAAACTTCAAGAGGGAGGTACAGGTGGAGAATCTGATAATGCCGATAAACTCTTGAAGAAGTTACTTGGTCCACAATTGCCTCTCGCATACGAAACACCAAATCCTGCTGGCCCTGGAGATGTTTACAAGAGACCAGACAAGCAAGGGCCTTATGTTCCTGCACCTCCTAGGGAAGAGCCAAAGATTGTTTAAGGCTTACAACCCAATTACTATCAACCAATAGGCAACTGAATTATGGGACTAACTCTTGTTACTGATGAGAAAACTGGTGAATCCAGGTATGAGTACCTTGAAGAGGATCAGAAAAAACCAGTAGTACCAACTGTTTCTACACGTTCTATTGGTGAAACGTTAAGTGACTTGTCACCTATAACCGAAGGATTGAAAGCTGATGAAGATGATGATCTATTAACAGGAACTATAAAAACTGCAGGACGGATACCTTATAACGCAGCTGTTAATACCTTACAGGAAGGAAGCGACACAATACGTGATTTAGGTGAATATTTTGGAATTGCTCCAGAAGGAACAGGTACTACTTTCGAAGAACAAGACAAGGGAATCATTGGTCTTGGTGATTGGAAACCTGTTGAAGCTGATAACAGTGAAGCTAATTTCCAAGGCGTTGAAAGTTTTGCAACAGGTATTACTCAGTTTGTTGCTGAATGGATGCTCCTTAGTAGAGCTTTGCGTGGAGCCAACTGGGCATTAAAGGGAGCCACTCAAGGAACCAAAGTTGGGAAGCTTGGAACAAAAATTGGAGCAACGGCACTTAAAACAAAACAAGCTATTAAAGGAACAGCAGTAGGACAAAAAGCTACAGCCTTTGCTTCCACACCATTCGGCAAACATTTAGCAGTACCTCTTGCTCGTGGCGCATGGAATGCAACTGCTAACCCTAAAGGCTTGGCTGTTGACTTCGCTGCATTCAACCAATGGGATGGAAGGTTATATGACCTAGCAGCAAATAGTGAATGGTTTGGATTTGTTCAACATATTCCTCTCGTTAATCAATTAGCTAGTGATCCTGATGACACAGCAGTTGAAGGTCGTTTGAAAAATATGGTTGAAGGATGGGCTATAGATTTTGGTATAGGGTCAGCTTGGCAGGGTTATAAAGCAAGACCAAAAGATAGTGCAAACTTAATAACTCAAGTCACTAAAGCTCAAGGATATGCACAACAACTCTTTGAAAACGTCAGAAAATTTGGGGAGGATAGTCCTCAAGCTCAAGCGATTAGAGAAAAGCTTGATGGATTAAGTAAGAAAGTTAGTCGTAATCCGATAGTTCGTCAGCTAGAAAATGTTCCAGAAGGAATGCCTGATGCTGAGACAGCTTTCAACGTTAAACAAATAGACAATGAACTTAAGGAAGTTGATTTTGAAATAGAAAAGCTAGGGCCAGAACCTCCTAAACCAGCTCCAGGTAGATCATTTGAAGTTGTAGACGGGAAGAAGAAGAAGACACAAGCTGCAAAAGATCATGCCAAATGGTCAAAGAAAAATCAGGAGATTACAAAACGACGTGAAGGAGTTATTGGACAAAGAAATGAATTTATTCCAGAAGAACCACCTTCTACTAATCCAAGAACTGAATCCATTAGGCAAGAGATAAAAGATCTTGGACCAGAACCAGAACTTCCTACTCCCCCAGAAGGATTCAAAGGAGAAGGTACGCCTGCCCAGAATGCAGCACGAGATTCTTACGATGCACAACTACGTGAATACAACTCACAAATAAGACAAAGAGAAGTCAAGCAAGCAAGGATCGACAATATTGAAAGGCCTGCACCTGACCCAGGGGTAAGAACATATTCACGTGAACAGATAGAAGAAGCCGATCAAATCGTCAGACGTGTCACTAAAAATGGAAGACCAATCTCAGGAGAAGAGGTAGAAGTTCTAAGGAAACAATTATTAGAACGTAAGTTTGGAAGATTAAATAGACATGGTGTTCCAGATTCTCCTTTCACAGGTGATGAATTTACTAACGAACAAGTCAATGCTTGGACAAGAAAAAGGATTGAATTAGTTTTAGATATAGTAAGAAAAATAGGTGGTAAGGATATTTTAGAACGATTAAAATTACATCCTGATTATGGAATAACAGAAGCAGCTGAGGGTTATAAACTTGGAGGTGGAGAACAGCCTGTACTTGGAAGTTATGACTTCTTTGATGATGTACTTGATATTTATGGTATAGCAGAAGGTTCCCTAGAACAACTAGGAAAAACTGCATATCACGAACTATGGCATAGAGTTCAGCAACTTATTCTTTCTGACGATCAAATAAAAATATTAGATACTAAATTTGCAAGATATAGAGCTAATTTTACTAAATCAAGAATCATTTCTAGATTACGTGATGAAGGTATTCCTGTTGATAATCTTTCTTATCTTGAGATTCAAGGTTACATAGCTCAAGAATATGGATGGGCTAGGCGTGAAGGCAAATCAGTAACAGTAGCAATGGCACTAAAAGAATGGACAGATGATCCTTTCATTAGAGCCTTTACTGAAGCAGCAGATCATATCTTTGATGTAATAGAAAAATTCTATAACTTCCTTACAGATCCGAAGGGTAAAGGCTTCAGATCAATGCGTTCAATTTATGAGGAATTCGCTCAAGGAAAACTAAAAGCAGACGAGCTCATGGATACACGGTGGGAAGCGAGATATGAAAAAGATCAGATGAAAAATCCAGAGCTAAGTGATTTTGATAGTCAGAAAGGCTCACTAGATGACATTCTTGGTGATGTTGGCCTTGGTGATGTACGGGGATATTATGGCATTCCTAGTTATAAAACTCTTAGGCCTTCTCAAGTTGGTGGATATACTGGCCCTGGTATTGGTCTTGCTAACGCAGAATCATTTATTGAAAGTCCTTGGAGGCAAATGGTTCAACCAGGTGGTATCTGGAGAACTAGAGATGAAGGATATCGCAAATTAAGCAAAGAACAATTTGACGCTTTAGATTTCCTTGGAAAGAAAGAACAGACAGAAATAGGCGTTGGGTTCTTAGATTCAAAACTTGATTATCAAATAGCACCTGATTACAGCGGTATTCCAGAAGCTGCTCTCAGGTTCTATTACTCTCACCCAGATTTTCCAGATGTAACCTTCGATTCTTTTATAGCAGATGTTGGTGCACAACAAGCATTGCTAGATGCTATCGGAGGAGGAGGAAAAGCAGATACAGGAGAACGTTTAGCTAAAGCCAGATCAGATTTCTTAGCTGCAAAAGTTGACGCTATAAACAATATTATAAGAAGGCTGGAAGGTAGTGATTTCAAGAAAGGAAGTATTGCTGACAAAATGCAACAGATAATAAATAAAATGAAGAAAGCAGATGGAATTGAACCTGGAGCTGATTATGAAACACCTTGGTATTTCAAAGGAGATCCAGACGACTGGGATCCATATGATTTTTGGACAGGGCCAGGTGCAGGTAAGAACTATCAACTAGGTGGTGGTAAACGTTTTGCTGGAGATTTCAACTTCCCTCCAGGTAACTACCCAACTAATTACGGACAAGCAAAGATTACTTTCGAATCTGATTTAGATAGAGTTGCATGGATCTTGAGAAAAGGAAAAGCAAAACTCCCTAAATCAGCTCAGAAACTTATAGATGCTTTAGAAGAACAAGGACATAACATCGAAGATGTTCGTGCTTTAGGTGATGAGATTCACGAACAAATTAAAACTGGAATAGAAAGTGCCACTGGTTCGGCCAAAGCTGGACCAAATACAAGAGGTGTTGAGCTTGAAGTTCCAGCTTCTACTTTTGAAGAGGGGTTTGATGAAGTTGTAGACGCAACACAAGATGCTGGCCAAGGAAAAACTGTTGAAGAATGGGATGAAATCTTAGAAGAGACAAAAGCAGAACAAGCTGATGTACCAGGAACATCTAAGTACGAAGTAGAATCAGCTGAAGTTACTGATACTTATCTCGAAGATTTAGAGAAGTTTAGTAGAGGCGAAATAGATTTAGACGAACTATTTAATGATGTTATTGCAGTCGAAAGCCCTTCCGGCAGAAGGAGTTACGGCCCTGCAACTACAGACATGCTCCTTCTATGGGACGCCGTAGGCAAGAGGCTTGATCGAATTCAAACGACAGGAATGCCGTCTGTAGATTCTCAAGCATTGATGGATCAAATCGTTTTAAATGCAGAGAAGTATGGAATTAATGCAGCAGAAATTGAAGGGCTAAATAAAGTTCTCGCTGCTAATCTTTCTAATAATGTTGATAACGTCAAGAACTTACTTAAGTTAAGAGTTCTTGTTACTAAGACAAGTGAAGTTGCTGGTGTTAAGGCAATGAAACTCCTTAACGCAATGAAGGATGGTCGAATCAATTGGGAAGAAGCGGCCTCCGAGCTACAGCATTCTGTCCTTGTCGGAGTAAGAACCTTCCGTCTCTATCAAACAATCACACGAGGCGCTGGTCAATTACTTGCAAGTACACAAGCTCAGATCCCTGATCTTGCTAATGTCAAATTCACAGAAGGAGATGTCCCTGGCTTCAAAATAGATGCAGAAGGTTTAATCAAAGAAATAGAAACAGCAGACAATGCCTTACCAGAAGGTGATTCTCTTAAAGCTGTATTCCCAGTCGAATTACAAACTGCGATCAAGACTAAAGAATGGACTCCTCAGTCCAAAGCAATGCTGACTGAATTTGCAAGAGTCGTTTCAGACGAAGCTACTAATCCAGGAGTAGGAATAGGAACCATTGATAAGTTGATGAGAGGACCAAATCCAAGTGTTAATCAGATTGAAACCGCAGCCAAAGGTGCAGAGCCAGCAGGGATTCAAGACACCGTAGAACTCTGGGGAAGAACTCTTTCTACTTACAGAATCAGTAATCTTCTTAGCTCACCATTAACTTATGCAATTCAAACAGGTGTTCCAACCGCAAGGATGGTATTAGAACCTGCTTACTACGTTCTCGACGCAACTCTTACAAGACCAGAAGGTAGTTGGATTCCTTTTGATGCACAGGCTTTCCAACAAAAACTACCAATTGCTTATGTCTGGTACAAGCAAATGTGGATGCAATCAATGGGTGCTTTAAGACTTGGGAAAAAAGCCTTTATGGAAGGACATACTCTTTATGATCCATACCGTCGTTCTTCTGCATGGGATCTCAATACATATAGAGCTGTTCAAGAAGCGGAAGGAATGTCTGAAAGGATGATTCTTGATGAAACAAATCCTGCCTATAACTTAAATGAATTTCCTCTTGCAAAAGAAATAGGGAAAAGTCCTGCTCAAATAGCACTTAAGAATTTCTTGTGGAAAGCTGCAACAATTGACTTAAGACTGCAAGGAGCTATTGAAACAACACAGAAAGCCTTAGCTGGTAACAGCTTCCTTTATGCCATAGGTGTAGAAGAAGGATTAGAACAAGCAGCTAGAGAAGGATTGTCAGGAGGAGAAGCTTGGTACTTTGCAGAAGAATGGGCAAAATCTAAAGTTCAATTCTTTACTCATGATGCTGTAGTAAGAGGTGTCACGATTAATGATGCAATTAACACCCATCCTGCTGCTTTGAAGATGGGTCGGATGTTGACCTTTACAGATGATGTTCGGGCTTTAATGCCAGCAAGAACAATTGATTTTGGTCAAGACTTGGCTAGAAACAAAGGAATAAAAGATGAAGGAGAAATCAATGCCTTTGCTAAAAAATACAAAGAAGGTTATGTAGATCGTCATGGCAATACTCACGAAACTCCATTAAACGAACCAGGCACTCCAACTCCTTCTTCTACTGCTGCATGGTCTTTCCTTCCTGAGAAATGGACAGAGATTCAGAGAAAGAGATATGGATGGATTGCGACAATGATTCAACCATTTAATAGAAGCCCTGGTGATATGACAAAACAAGCAATAAGAATGTTGCCCTTCTCTAATAGACATGTTGATACTGCCTATAGAGATTTCCTAGACGAGACAAGTTACTTTGCTAAACGTTGGAAAGGAGAAGTTGCTACGGGGGCAACAATCATGATGGCTATGAGTGCTATCTACGCTAATGACAATATTCAAATAACAGGTTCTGGTCCAACCAATCCTGATGCCTATGCAAAATGGAGAACACAAAATCAACCTGACTCAATCAGATTTAAGACTGGAATAGATGAACTAGGGAATGCTACATGGGGTGAATGGACATCTTATAGAGCATATGAACCAGCCTCATCAATCATTAGAGGTTTTGCTGACTACTGGCAAATAGCAGCATCTCTAACAAAAGAACAAAGAGAAACACTTGCGCAACTATTACCAGTGCAAATTGCAGCACAAGCTTTTACTGGAAGATTTAGAACTAGCTATTACGAAGGAATTGCTGATTTTGTAGATGTGATTATGTCTATAGCACCAACAGGAGGTGCAGGAAAACTTCCAACTCAACCAGGTTCAATCAATAAAGTTCAACGATATCTTGCAAAACTAGCTGCAAGTTTTGTATATAGATCTGCTCATTTAAGAACAGTAACTCAAGCATTAGATGAAGAGAAGAGAACTAATCCTAGAGGAGGAAGAAGAAAGGTAGTAGATCAAGATAGTGATACTGTCTTCCAATGGCCTGGAGATAAAGACACAACAGCAAGAGATATTCCTTATACAGAGACTGGTTCAGATAATCCATTCGTAAATATCTTTAATCATGTATTACAAGAGATTCAAGCAATTACTCCCTTATGGTCTAAAGATTTACCAGCACGTAGAAATTGGATTACTTTCGATCCTCTTCTTAACCCAGGATTTTTAGGTGATAATTATTTACCAACAGAAGATGAGCCTATGCTTGCTCAGTTAACAAGTGCATTTGTATTAACAGCCTTACCTGCACCGATCTCTGCTATCCCATTAGTAGGTGCTCATCCTGATGTTGTTGGAAGAAAAGGTAGAAAAGATATAGGTAAAAAAGATTATGTAATGAACGAATTAATGAGGATTCATGGCTTTGGTTCAAGATTTATAGCTCCTTCTCCAACCGATTTACAAAAGGGAGTTACCCTTAGTGCTCCTGCCTATGAACAATATCTGAGATATATAGCAGATACACCAGATCCAAGAACAGGAAGGAAGCTATATGAAGAGCTATATAGAATCATGGCAACACCTACCTATCAAAGACAATTGCCAGAGGCCCGTGGCAAGAGCAATGAAGTTTCTCCAAGAATGGCATTACTTCAACCTGTCTTTGAGCAATACAGAAAACAAGGACGTTTTATGTTCCTTAACGACAAAAACAATCCATATATATTAGAAGTATTAGAACTAAGACATCAGCAAAACAAAGGAGATGCCATAAGAGAGAGGATGCTACAAACAGGTGAACAGATACCAGTTGAGCAAGTCAAAGGTAGTAACGATACAGTAAGTCCATCTGAGTACGTCGCAACCCTGAACTAATTCATGGCCTACGCATTACATATCTACACCAGCACTACGTCTGGACAAGTAGATTTCCAATTCACTTTCCCGTATATCAAGGCAGAGCACGTAAAGCTCTACGTTAATTACACGGAGATTGCTTACGCCGTTGCTACAAGAGGTGCTGGTGTCGCTGGCTTCCAGGTCTATACCGCAGGTGGTAATACATACGCTCGCTTAAACGATACCAATGGTCTCGGTTCTGCTAATACCCGTGTTGAAGTTAGAAGGATCTCTTCTCTAGCAAGTGTTCTTGTTGACTATGCAGATGGATCAACTCTCGTTGCAAGTGACTTAGATACCAGCAATCTTCAGCACCTATACGTTTCACAAGAAGTTGATGATGCCCTGAATCAAGGTGTTGCTATTGACGCTGCTACTGGTCAACCAACACTAGGAAGCCAGAGACTAACTAATGTTGCTGATCCAACAGCAGCACAGGATGCAGCGACAAAGAACTATGTAGATACACAGGATGCAACTAAGCAGCCATTAGATGCAGAGCTAACTGAATTAGCAACGATGGCTAGCACAACTGCTAGTGCATTGGCTGATCTAACTCAAGCAGAAGTACAAGCAATAGATGGACTAACAGCTAGTACTGCTGAACTAAACCTTATTGATGGAGTCACTGCCACAACAGCAGAGATTAATTACGTCGATGGTGTTACTTCTAATGTCCAGACTCAGCTAGATGCAAAGCAGCCGCTAGATGCAGATCTAACAAGTCTGGCTAGTTGTCAATCAGGAGGTGCCGCAGCATTAGCAGCTCTGACTTCTACTGAGATAGGAATCATTGATGGTGCAACTCTTACTACT